TCCAGCCTTCGCGGTCGAACGCGATATTGTACCCGACGATGGTGCCGCCCGACGCGATATGGTCGCACAGTTCTTGCGTCACACCTTCCTGCACCGGCCCATCGCCTATGCGCCACCGCACGACGAGGACTTCCGTCTCCGGGTCCTCGAAGTAGCGGTAAAGCCCTGCGGTTTTCAGGTCGCAGGTTGAGCGCGTCTCAATGACAAGGTGGGCGACGGTCATTCTGCTGCGGCTTTGATGCCGCGCATCATCGCTTTGGCGGCTAGCCTATCGCGCTTGGCTCTCGCGGCGGCCACTTCCGCTCTCGCGGCGGCCACTTCCGCTCTCGCGAGCACGTCTTCGGCCTTCTGCGCCTTTTGTAGCAGCCGCGCTTGTGCCAAGGCCACGGCGCCTATCCACCGCTTTCCCTTTGAGTGCGGCTCCCCTTCGGAAGCCGGGCCTCCCGGCCGTTCCCAAACAGAGCGGGAGTCCTCGGCGCATTCGGCGCAGAGGTCGAAGGCTTTCCAGTCCATTGGGCGGCCGGCGGGTTGGTACCCTACCTCCAAGGCTCCGCCTGTAGCTGCGCCGCACGAATCGCAAACCCGACCGACTTGCGAACCGCCAACTGCGATAAAATCAGTCACAGCCCTTTCCCCTTCTTCAACTCGAACCCGGCGACCTTGAGCGCCTCCAACCACTGCCACAGATCGGCGTCGCGCGTGTCAAACATCTCGACGCACCCCCGACGGGCCGATTCGCCAAGCAAGTCTTCCAGCGCCCTGCGTTCGTCTTCGGACATAGTACCCTCCACAGAGAAGCCTCCCCCGCCGAAGCGGGGGAGACAGTTGTCAGTCAAACAGGCCAGTGGTGTCGACGTCGCCGGCGTCGATGTTGACGCCTGCGAAGTCTGCCGCGACGTTTCCGCCGCCACCGCCGCCGCCCAGGTTCTTGTCATCGGCAACAAGCATCACGCTTTGCAGGCCGAACGACACGCCCTTGTTGACGCCCTTGTCGTACCAGAAGGGGCGCACGGTGCAGACCACCCACACCCCAGGGTAGACCAGCGTCTCGTCAGTGACGATTTGCTGGCGCGCGTCGACCAAGGTCGGGCGGTTCTTCTTGCTGGTGGCAGAGATGAACTTGCCGCCTTCGACGTAGCCGTCGTATTTGAGCATGTCGCCCTGGTCCTTGAACGGGCTCTTCACCTTCACCCGCTTTTTGGGGTCGGGCGAGAGCGCGTCGGGGCACTTCTCTTTCAGGACGTCGACCACCGACTTTTCGAGCACCGACAGGTCAGCGCAGGTCGGGAAGATCAGGTTGCCGCCATAGCTGCCTTCGGTGGCTGGCGGGATTGGCCTGGACCGCTCGAACAGGTTCAGGAACGAACCGCGCGTCGGGCAGAGCAGGATATTGCCGCTGTCCAGCAGGCGGATCGGGTTGCGCTCGCACGCCTTCTTGATCCACTCGTCGGTCATGTTGGTATCGGCCATCAGTGTCATATCAGTCGCTTTCATTTCCGAGCATCACAGAGCCGAACTCTGCGGCGACCGGCGATATTGCCGCCCGGCGGTCGCTCTCCGGGGCTGTGGTCAGCCCCTTCGATTCTTTGATTGTGAACTTGAGCGTCATGTCCCGCTCGGCTTCGGCGTATTCGCCTTTGCCGACGTAGGTCTTGAGCAGCTTCTTGGCGTCGGTGATCGTCACCAGCTTGCGAGGCCGCAGTTCGTCCCCCGGAATGTCGTACATGAGTTCGAGGTAGTCTGCGATCTCTTGGTCGCCCACGGTCCAGGCGCGGCGCCCGACCTGCTCGACCACTTTCCAGCCCTTGACGCTTCCGCCGGCCAGCAGGTGTTCGTCCATCGCCGAACGCATCGACGCAACCCAAGGGCCGAGACGGTCATAGGCTGCGACCAGATCGGCCATGCGGTCGAAGTCCAGAGACGCAGGCTCGATTGCCAGCGCCACCGGCTCGATGCCGATAAGGTCGACCCCGGCAAAGTCTTCGCGCACGGCGGTAACGAAGGCTTGCTCGCGCGCCGTGCAGATCGTGCTGGCCGGGCACCAGCGGCAGTGGTCGCCGGGGCGCAGATACATCGTGGCAAACTGCTCGGGGTAAAGCGGGGCGGGGACTTCAACCCGAAAGTCTTGCTCGGCTTCCTTGCACGCCTTGACCGCTTCGTTCAGTTCGTAGGGAAACTCGATGACCTCTGCCATCGGCAGGGACCACCGTTTCACCCCGTCGCCGCTGGCCGAAAACGCACGTGGCTGGACGATCACCAGTTCAATCTCGCGCACGTCCCATTCAGGGTGCCCCTGCATGGCGCCGATCGCGTAGAACTTAAGCTGCGTGTTGTCCTCGACGTCGACCATGACGCCCGCGCCATGCTTGTAGTCGAAGATCGTCAGCTTGCGCCGCGCCGGGCTGTAGACCAGCGCGTCGTTCGTGCCGAACACTTCGCCAGGCTCTGCCGCTTCGATGTCCAGCGCAAAGCCCTGCTCGACCTCAATCTCTGCGTTGGGGTCCAGGTCATACTCGTCCCACACCGCTTCGAGATAGACGTCCACCGCCTTGCTGATTTCTGCGGTGATCTCGCGCGTCTTGCTTTCGCCGTGGTCGAGGAACCCGATCACCTTGCCGATGGCCGCCGTGGTCGACCGCGCGCTGGTTTCCAGCGCCTCGGCTGCGACGGCATGGGCGAAGGTGCCTTCCTCTGCGTAAGGGCTTGGGCGTTCAGGTGGTGCCCGTCCCGAGAGCGCAATGCTCCCGGGGCAGGCCATGAACCGGCTGGCCGCCGATCCGCCGAAGGGTGAGTGCTTCATTTCAACGCTTCCATCACGGCGTGGGCGCGGTCATAGTCGGCAGGGTCCAACCCGCGGAACGAGTTGACCCCGAAGTTCTCGATCAGCGCCTGCTGGATCGGACCTGCGCCCAATTCAGACACCTTCTTGTTCCCCAGCGCCTTGACGTCTGCCAGGGTCTTGGCGACGAGCATGGGGTGCCCGTCAGGCTCGCTCGAAGCGGGTGTGCCCGACGGGGCAGCGGTTTCGGTTTTTGCGGCTTCCGTCTTTGTGGGCGAACCAGTTTCTGCCGCAGTGTCGGCAGCGGTTTGGCTTCTTCCTGCGCGGGGTTTCCGCGTAGCCGTTTGGGAAAGCGTATCGCCCAAAGGGCTTTCAGCTTCGGCAGCAGTCGACCCCCGCGCCGGGAGTGTGACTTCACCAACCGTGTTGACGACCAGTGTTGCGCGCGGTGCGAACCGCGCCACTGCTGCGTCGAACTCTTCGACGCTCTCTGCATTGATTTCCAACTTGATGTGCATTGCTCCCTCCTTGGGTGTTAAAGGTCAGATCCTTGAACTTCGGTGATCGCGCGCGTCTTGCGCGCGACGGATTCGCTGACCTGCTCGTCGATCGACTTGGCCAGTGAGATGAAACGGACGTGCGTGTGCTGCGTCTGGCCGATGCGGTGAACCCGCTTCAAGGCTTGTGCGTTATTCGCCGGCGTCCAATCACTTTCAAGCATGTCCAGATAAGGCGCGGCGGTCAGGGTGATGCCCGTCCCGGCGGCGACGATGTTGCCGATGAACACCTTAATCTCTGGCTTGGTCTGAAACGCTTCGACCGCCTCACCGCGTGCCTTGTCGCTGACGCTGCCGTCGATCTTGACGAACCCTATGCCGTGATGCGCTAGCGTCTCGCAGAGGATTTCGACCGGGCGCTTGTGCGCACAGAACACCACCACCTTGTCCTTTCCGCCCTCCAGTTCGTCGATCAACTGCTTGGCGTAGACCGGGGCCTTGGCTTCGCCGACCAGGCGGCGCAGCGTCGTGACGTGGCCTGCCATCTCGTCCAGTTTTTGCAGCCCGCCCTTCTCGATCGCCGAAGTGATCGCGGTGTCGAGGCCGGGGTGCGCGGCCAGCAGCGCGTTGATCTCTGCCGTCGAGCCTTCGATCTCCTGTGTCGTAATCCACAGCGGCGGCAGTTCGATGCCGACTTGCTCGACGGTGCGGCGGATCGAATACCGCGCCAAAATCTCTTTCAGTTCGGGCAGCGTGTCGCGACGCGGCTTGTAGCTGGTGCTCATGCCAGTGTTGACCTGGATGAAGTAGCGCGTGGTGAAGTTCTTGAACGACAGCAGCGTGCCGCCGACGTAACGCAGGAAGGTCCAGATGTCCGAAGGGTCATTGGCCATCGGGGTGCCAGATAGGAAGTAGGTGTAAGCCCCGTATCTGGCATACCCGTGCGCGCCGGAGCAATCCGACCCAAGAGCGCGGCGGGTCCGGGCGGCAGAAACGTTTTTGATTCCATGACTTTCATCGAATATCGTGAAGTCGCGCAGGTCGCGCTGCAACTCGTTGTGCCACTTGCTCGCACCCTCATAGCTTACCACCAGCACATCGACGCGCTCGCGCAGCCACAGGTTCAGGTCGTCATTGGTCAGGCCCTTGAGCACTTTGCGCGGGGTGCGCGACCACTTGCGGAACTCGCCGGGCCAGACGTTGCGCACGCTGGCCGGGCACACGACGACTCCGCGGATCAGCCCGCCCGTGTCGAGCGCGCGGATCGCTTGAGCCGTCTTGCCCAACCCAGGCGCATCAAACAGCCCGGCGCGCGGGCGCTGTGCGATGAACGCGGCGCCTTCGATCTGGTAAGGGAAAAGGGGGTCGTTCACGGCAGCACGCTTTCGCCAACGTCGCGGCAAACAGCCTCCCACACCACGACACCAGCACGCGCCGGCCATCCCAGGAGCACAGCCGCATAGCGCGGGCTTTGGCCCTGCGATACGACCTCTGCCAGTTGCGCTTTGCATTCGCGCCAAACTTGCGCGAAGCGCGACTTGCCCCACCCTGCGGCATGTGCGGCCTGCGCGGGGTTCAGCCCTTCGGCCAAGCCTTGCAGAAAGGCACCCTTGCGAACCGCAGCGTCTTGCGCGCGGGCAGCGTTGGCGCCTTCGACAGAGCGGCGGATGCCCGCTTGGGTGCGCTGGCCTTTGCGCATCACACGATCCCTTGTTGCAGCGCGTACAGTCCGAGCAGCGCAGCTTCTGCCGCGCCGTCATCTTTGGCCCGCGCGAAAAATGTCTTTGCGTGCTGTGGCCAGACGTTGCGGGCCATCACCAGCGACTTGCGCTTGAACGCTGCGTTGCTTTCGCCGTATTCGCGGCGCAGCCCCAGGCCAGCTTTCCAGTCCGCCGGGCGGATCAGCACGGGTTCAACGTCGAGCGCGATGCACACCCCGAGCAGTTCGCCATAGGCGCGACCAAAGTTGAACGAGGCGGGGCCAGACTGGCCCGGCGCGCCGTTGACTTGCTCGATCACCACGCGCACCGAAAGCGCGCTGTCGTTAGGGTG